GCCACCACGCCTTGAAGGCGGCCTGTATTGCCGCGGAACAATCGGTGGAGTTGTCGCCTTTGGCCCCCCACCACTCCGGCAAGGCCCACTCCAGGGCGCCGTCGCCAAACACCACCTGGCCGCTGCCGGTCCAGGAAAACACCTGATAGAGGCCGGCCTCGAAAGGCCCGTTGATGGTTAGGGTGACGCCGTCGCTGATATTGAACTTGCCACCCCTCAGCACCAGCAGATGGACATTGGCCGGGATGGTGGTGTTACTGGTGATGTCGACCGTCACGGCGGGGATAACTAACGTGATCTCGGTGGAGCCGATAGTGGCCAGGGCCGCGGAAAGCGTAGTGTACCCTGGATCCCCTAAGGTCTTGTATTTGCCCAGGTGGGAATACACCCAGTCCAGACCCTGGTAAAAAATGCCCGAAAGACTTTGCATTGTTTTACTCCCTGTTTAGTTATTTCCCTCCTATTGACCATATGATAGCTCAACTCCTTTTGGGAGTCAAAAAATTTTTGCCTCCATAGTCATTTTTTTCTTGACATTTGGCACATTTATGTTCACACTTGTTCCCAAAGGGCGTATGACGATGAGACGGATTTTCCAACGGACTCACAGGTCGGACTGGGTGAATCCTCGGCACCGGGAGATCATGCGGCGGAAGCTGGTGGGCCAGAGCAACAAACAAATCGCCGAAGAGCTTGGTCTGAGTCAGAACCGCGTCTCCGTCATCACCAATAGTCCGCTGTTCAAGCTGGAGCTGGAGCGGATGATGCAACAGGCGGACGACCAGCTGTTCGATGCCATGGGGAAGTTGCGGGAACTGCAGCCCGACGCGGTCAACGTCTTGCATGAGTCCATGCACCAGCACGAGTATCCCCACCTGCGGCTGAAAGCCGCCATCCAGGTGCTTGACCGCACCGGCATCAACTCTCCCAAACAGATACAACTGCAACACTCCGGCCAGACCTTCGAGCAGCGTCTGTTCGATGTCCGGATGCGGTACCAGGTGGATGACATCGACCTTGACGAGGACTTTGACCAGCGGCGGCGGCGCTTCATCACCATCATGGGACAGAACGAGTTGCTTGAAGATGACCGACATTGATGTTACTCGCCTGGTAATGGACTTCGAATACTACTGTGCGACTTGCCTCAAGATTCGCACCAAGGACCGGCGGGTCATTCCGTTCAGCCATTGGTATCCCAGCCAATGGCTCATCTGGAAGAGCATCAGGCGAGACTGGGCGGCGGGACGGCCCATTCGCAAGATCATCCTCAAACCTCGCCAAACCGGGGCTTCCACTCTCACAGAAGCCTTTTTGTTCTGGACGGTCCACACTTGTCCCAACACCCACGCTCTGGTGTTGTCGATGGACAACGACAGCACCAGATACATCTTTGACATGGCCCGCAACTTCTACGAGAACCTGCCGGAGGCTGTGAAGCCCATGAAGCGTTACTCGAACCGGCGGGAGCTGGTGTTCGAAAACCCGGACGAAAAGTCCCGGTCTCGAAACCCCGGCCTGCGCTCTCGCATCGAAGTGCAGACGGCGGGCAAGTATGTGCCGCCTCGGGGCGCCAGCTTCAACCTCGTTCACTTCTCCGAAGTGGCCTTCTGGCCCAACGCCACGGATATCGTTCCGGCCATTATTCCGATGGTCCCTGACCTTCCGGGTACGGCCATCATCTATGAGTCCACCGCCAACGGGGTGGACAACTTCTTCTACAACGAGTGGGTGGCCGCCCGCAATGGCGACAGTCTGTTTGACCCGATTTTCTTTCCCTGGACTATCATCCCCGAGTACTCTTTGCCGCTCGACTCGGAGGAGGAGCGGGAAGAGATTTTGTCGACGCTGGACGAAGACGAAGAGCAGCTGCGGCAACAGGGTCTGACCGTCGAGCAGCTCAAGTGGCGGCGCCACAAGATTGACGCCATGCACGGCGACAGCGACTTGTTCAAACAGGAATACCCGGCCACCGAACAGGAGTGCTGGATGTTCAGCGGCGAGCCGATCTTCAGCCGCAAAATCCTCAAGCAGATTAAGCCGCAGCCGCCGATTTGGCGGGGGGACATTGACGTCCTGAACGAGCGCCTGGTACCGAACGACGACGGTCTGCTGCTGGTGTGGGGGCACCCGGAGCCTGAGGCCCAATACACGATTGGCGTGGACACCAGCAGCGGCACGGGGGCGGACTACTCGTGCATGCAGGTGTTGAAGCGGACGTGGCCGCAAGGGTTGGGCGACCAGGTGGCCGAGTGGCACGGCAAGGTTGATCCGGTCGCCCTCGGTCAGCTTGCGGTCATCCTCGCCCGTCACTACAACGACGCCATGTTGTCCATCGAAATCAACAACCACGGCTTGACGACGCAGTCGGAGGCCCAGCGGCATTATTGGCATTTCTATCGTTGGCAATACTTTGACCGGGTCGGCCGGACTTACACCCAAAAGATCGGCTGGGAGACCAACATCTCCACCAAGCCCCTTCTGATTGACCGCACGATCGCCTGTCTGCGAAGCGGCCTCATCGGCATCCGCAGCGAGCACCTGTTGCGGGAGATGTGGCTCTACGTCCGTGTCCCCGGCACCATGACTTACACGGCTGAGAGCGGCCACGACGACCGCGTCTGTGCCTTCATGATTGCGGTGGTTACCAGCTTCATCGAAGACCCGGACGCCAGCTTTGTTTACACGGAGGAGCGGCCCGTATTGGTAAAACCGCCAACCTCGAACCGCCTGGGCAACGTCATCTTGCCCGCGCCGTTCATTGACGGTGGGGACCCCCGGGGTCGCCACCACCAGGAGACCAAATCATGGCTCGTATTGTAAAGCGGAAGCGGAAACGGACTCGGAGACAGTGGGTCAACCAAATCGTTGACGCTCCAAGGAGTTTGACCCCCGCCGAAACCAGAAGAGTTCTCATCAGATGAGACGCCGTCGTTTTCTTTAAAGTGATTGGGAGGTGAATGGCATGGCCCGGAAAAAGAAAGTCAGCAAGCGGTGGGCAAAGTGGGCCAATCAGCCCCACAAGCCGCGACGTCTTCCCGTCAGGGGGATCATAAAATGAAAACCATAAAGAAGGTGGAGTGCGACCTCGAAGAGTGCGCCCGACGGCTGGTGGAGCAACTGAAGCCGCCGCTTGCCGCGCAGTGTCTGTTGGACACCGCTCGCAAGTTCCGGGTTCCCCTGTGGGTCTATGTGGTCGCCTTGCTGCGCCGCATGTACTCAAATGGCGAGTACACGGCCCCGGCGCTGGACGTCATTTGGACGATGCGGGAGTTGCCCTTGCCGGAGGAATTCGTGACGGCGAAGTGCGAAACCTGTGGGAGAACCTTCCATGCCAGATGGCCAAATCAAAGATTTTGTTCTGTTGGGTGTAGTCCTCCTGCTCCTGCTGGAACGGGTCATGCAGTTGGTCTTGCAGCTGAGCCGGAGACGCACGCCGGATACACCTCCCGTGTTCGCCAAACCGGAGTGGTGGTGGAAGAAGGAGATGGAGTTCCTCGAGCTGATTGAACAGCAGGAGCGCGAGCGGCAGCATGAGGCTCATTGACAAACTGCACCTAATGTATGAGGAGGCCAAGCGGGCCCGGGAGCTGGTGTCCGGCGATTGGGACAAGGCGAACGACCTCATGCGTGGCTTTGGTCAGTTGCCCTATGGGCGGCCGCCCCACAAACCGGACGCCATTCTCAACATCATTCGGCCGCTCATCCAGCGTAAGTGCGCCATGCTGACGGACACCAAGCCCCGCTTCACGGTGCAACCGACCCGCAAGGGCACGGGCCATGCCAAGGCCGCCGCCCTGTTGGACGAAGTCCTCAATGCGTGGTGGGACGAGAACAACCTCGACATGGCGATTGTGCGGGGCCTGTTGTATGCCCAGACGTTTGGGGTGATGGTGACCCAGACCCGGTGGTCAATCAGCCGCCAGGACATCGTTTTGGACATTGTTGACCCCCGCAACTTCTATCTCGACCCCTGGGTAGCCACTTGTGAGCAGCTGCCGGAGGCCGAGTACGTCATCCTCGAGGAGACGCCCACGGTGGCGGAAGTGGAGATGCGTTTTCCAGAGGCGGCGGGGAAGGTGAAGCCGTGGAGTCCGCCGAGTGACTCCCAGCCACCCGGCCTCGTCTCTCGCGTCTTCTCTCCCTTCTATCGCCGGGCGCAACAGGCCGCGGCTGTTCCTCGCACTCTGTTGCGCCACTATTGGCTAAAGGACTACACCGTTGAAAAGCTTGAGTTGACTGACACCCGGACGGGTGAGACCAGGGAGGTGACGAAGCGCAAGTACCCCGGGGGGCGCTACCTCATTTGGGCCCATGGCGACATCATCCTGCATGACCAACCAAACCCCTACTCTGACCTCGTTCACCCGTTTGACATGGTGGACTGGTACATCAACCTTGACGGACCGTGGGGCGACAGTGAAGTCTCTTCGGTCCGCAGCCCTCAGCAACTGCTGAACAAGCTGGCGGAGGTCTGCGTCGAAAACGTCATACTGATGAACAACGCCATTTGGATTTGCGACAAGACGGCGTTTCCCCCGTCGGAAGGTCCGGATGGATGGGGTCAGTTGACCAACGCGCCGGGCGCCATCATCAAGAAACGCCCGGGCACCGAGGTGAGGCGGGAGTACCCCACGGGCGTTCCCTCCTCCACCATTACTTTGCTCACCTGGCTGTTGAACTTTGTGGAAAGCCACGCGGGGGGTTTTCCCGAGATTCTGTCTCGGGGCAAAGCGGGAAACGTCCAAAGCGGGCTGGGCATCGAACAACTGCAGATGACCGCCAGCGCCATGTTGCGCCTCAACGCTCGGGCCCTCGAGGGCCTCATCCAACGGGTCGGCCAGAAGGCCGTGGCCCGGGTGCTGCAGTTCTATCCGGAAGAGCGACTGTTCCACGTCTATGGGCCTGGCGACGAATTCCGGGAGGTAATGTTCATTCGCCAACAGTTGCGTGAGGCTTTGGGGCCTGAGTCGTTGAAGGACTTGCATCGGGATTTCAAATTCCGGGTCCTGCCTGGCAGCTCGTTGTCGTTAACCAAAATTCAGAGGGCGCTGACGGCTTTGCAGTTGTACATGGCGGGGGCGATTGACCGCCAGGCCTTGTTGGAGGCCGTCGAGTGGCCTGATTGGCAAAATATTCTTAAACGCACTATGCAGGAACAAATGATGGGCCTCGAACCAGCCGGTGTCGGCAAGAAGAGCAGCAAACGCGGCTACGGCCCGCTCGAGCGCCAGGCCAAAGTTGCCGGGAGGATCTAAATGCCACCTGTGAGTGAGAGACAACGTCGTTTTATGGGAGCCGAACTGGGCCGGTTGCGTCGGGGTGAGCCTACCGAAACCGGCATGGACGAGGACCAGTTGCGGGATTTTGCTCGTCGTCGGCGGCGTCGGCGGGCAAGGCACAAAATGCGCAGGCTGCAGCGGAGGCGCGGGCTCTAACCTGCCTTGCGACACGAGTGCGCCGCCTTGTGCCTGCGGGAAAGGAGGACACGATGGCTCGGAGAAAACGGGGTCGTCGGGGCGGCCGGAAGCGCCACACCCGGAAGCATCGCGCGGTAATCGTTTAACCCGCTGCTAAGGTAGCGGCCCTGGTGGGCTGGGATACTGGCCCACCAGACAACTAAAAAAAGTGTGGACTTGGGACACACTCAAACATATAATTAGCCTAAGAAATTCAGGGACATACAATGAATGGAAACCCTCAGTTGCAGGCATTGTTGGAATTAGCCGGACGGCAGCAACAACAAGGCGCGCCTGCGCCGACGCAAGCCGCCGGTGCGGGTGCGGCGCCTTCGGCGGCGGGTACGGCCCCTACGCCGCCTCATCCGATTGAACTGATTCAGTCAGGCCTCATGGCCCTCATGTTGGGCATGGACCAGATGGGACTTACGGAAACGGGAGCGAAAATCGTCCAGACCGTGCAGAAGGCGATTGAGCGCATGGCGAAGACGAGCCCTGGTGGTCGTCAGGCCGCCGCTCTGGGAGCGATGATTCCGCCGACTCCTTCACCGGGAGTTGGCAGATTACCGAACCTCTGAGACGACGTCTGTGACCCCTCGAGGATTGCACAGACACTACGGTAGGAGGAGTTATGTCTAAACAAAAACAACAGGCGGATGTCGAAGAGCTGGAGTTTGACATTGACGTCAACTCCCTCTCCGACGAGGAGAAAAAAATCTACGAAAAACTACATAACCGGATGCGCCAGGCTTACCTCAAGAAGACCTCTTCGCTGGCCGAGGAGCGCAAGAAGCTGGAGTCTGAAATGGAGCAGCTGCAGCGCCAGTATCAGGAGGCGGTGCAGAATCTCCAGCAATGGAACCTCTGGTGGCAATCGGAGGGCCAGTTTCTTACAGGGCGTGAGCGCCAAGAGAGCGCGGAGGACTACGGCGTGGAGGCCGACCCTCGCGCCTACAGCAAGGAGATTGAGGCCCTCCGTCGAGACTTCCTGCTGGCCAAGCAACAGTACGACAACGTCATCAAGGAGTTGTCGTCCAAGGCCAGCACTCTCGAAGGGGCGTTGCGATTGCAACACGAACTGTTCAACTTGCGGCTCCAACATCCCGATTTGGACGTCGACCGGGTGCTGAACACCGCCAAGGAGCGAGGCATCACCGACCTTGAACTTGCTTACCGGCTCGCTTACGATGACGAGTTACGAAAGAAGGCGGTTGACGAGGAAGTGAGCAAGCGCCTGGAGGATGAGTTGAGCCGCCGCAAGAGTGAACAGGCGGTGGTGGAAACCACTCAGGCGACCCGCCGCTATGTCCCACCGGAGAAGCCCGCGACTTACGCCCAAGCCAGTGAGGGGTTGTTGTCGGCCTTGCGCCAGTCCGGCTCGAAGTGGGAGGGTTAATTAAATGGATGCAAGGGAACTTGCTGCACACATACGGCAGTACTACATTCCCGTGCTCGTTGACAATGTCTTCGTGGCAACTCCGCTGTTCACCCGTCTGCGGGCGAAAAACCAAATCATCATTGACAGCGGCCGGGAAATCGTGCAGCCATTCATCTATGGCAAACTCACCAGCGGCTCGTATGAGTACGCGGATACCTTCGACGTTAACTACGTCAAGACGGACGACTACCTCACCTTCCAATGGAAGGGCGCCTACGTCAACATCACCATTGACAACTGGTCGGTCGCCATCGGCAACGGCGTCGAAGGGGTGATTCCGTTGATCGAAGCCAAAATGCAAAACGCCGAGGCCACGCTGGTGGACATGTTGTCCGGCTGGATCCTCACGAACCCGTCTGACACCAAGGCGTGGGACGGCCTCTGGAACGGCATCGACGACGGCAACACCTTCGGCACTTACGGGGGTTTCACCCGCAGTCCTGGTTTCGTGTATGGCGGCACTGGGGCCAAGGCTCTGAACGCCTACGTGGACTCCACTGGGGGCACCATCTCGCTGGAGCGGTTGCGGACGGCGATGGGCAAGGCGACGATCGGCAACAAAAAGCCCGACCTCATCATCTGTCGTCAAAGCATCTATGACCAGCTTTGGTGGTTGGTGCAGCCGCAACAGCGTTTCCTGGGTGAGCGCCACGCCGACCTGGTGAACGTCGGCTTCGAGGGCATCAACTTCGACGGCGCCGCGGTGGTGGTGGACATGCACTGTCCGACGGGCGTAGTCTACGGAATCAACACGGACTACGTCAAAATGGTCATCAACAAGGACCGCAACTTCTACTTCAGCGACTGGGTCAGGCCGGTGAACAGCGACCAGCGGGTGGGCCAAATCCTCACCATCGGCAACCTGATTGTGCAGGCTCCGCGCTACTGCTTTAAGTTCACCAACTTGACTGAGTACTAATCTCCAGGTGGGGGTGGCGTCCGGGTGGGTGCCACCCCACGGATTGGAGGGTTTACGCATGGCAACAGTCAATGCAACAATCAGCAACTTCAAAAAGACGCCTATCGGCAATGTGCGGTTGTTTATTGGGACGTTTACTGCTTCGAATGCCGCGAATGATACGGTCCGCATTGCAACCGGGCTCAACAACCTTGTTCACTACGTTGTGAATGGCGCGACTGGTTACAGTGAGGAGACCTCTGGCGATCGTAAGAATCTGTTGGTGACCGGTCTTCCGGCGAACGCCAGCGGCAAGTTCATTGTCATTGGCACCTAACGGGAGTGGCCCATGAGTTTCCGCACCATGAAAATGGAGCTCCAGTCGTTCATTCCGGAGCTGAGTGCCGTCCAGCTGGGCCTGCGGATAAACCGCAGCTACAGTCACCTCCTGGACTTGCACCCCTGGAGTTTCCTCAAACGTGAGTCTCTTTTGACGACCTATCCCCCTTGCACTACTGGTGCTGCCACCGTCATCAATGGCTCCGCCACCGTCACTGGCTCTGGGACCAATTGGACCGCCGAACTCGTGGGCCGCTTCTTCCGCTGTGGCACTCAGTCGCCGTTCTACCGCATAACCGCGGTGGACCCGACGGCCCAAACGCTCACCCTCGAACAACCGTATGGTGACCCGAGTACCACCGCCAATTACGTCATCTTTCAACACCAGTACGCCAAACCAGCAGATGCCAAGAACGTCCTGAGTGTCCGTTATCAGCATCTGTTGCCTAACGTCAGCAAAATGTTCATTGACCAGCTGGAGCCGGACCGTATCACGACAGGCGAGCCGACATATTGGCTGGACCTCGATGACACGACTTTGGAGCTGTGGCCGGTTCCGGACCAGGCGTACACTTTGCGCCTCTGGTATAACCGCCGCCTTCCTGAGTTGACCGCGGAGGACGACACCTCCCTCATCCCTGAGCGGGTCGTCCTGGCCCACGCCAAGATGACCGCTTACATGCAGATGGTTCCTACGCGAAAGGAATACCTGCAACTGTATCAACTGGCTCAGAACGAATATCAGGACCTGCTGCAGGCGGCCATTGAGGAGGACATGCGCAAGCTGTCGCTTCCTCGGCGGGTGGTGACCGACGAGGCTTCGTTTCCGGTGTCGGCGGATTACTGGATGCAACACGATGTGCTGGACCCGCGTCGTTGGAACATATAAGGAGGTGTCGCGGTGACCATTGGAAATGTGTGGCTTGGCAGCATGCAGATGGACAGCTACGCGGTCACGCAGGACTTCAGCCAGAACACCGATCCGCTCAGTCTGTCCAACATCCTTTATACTGTTCCGGCGGTGCTGGACCGCATCACCGCCAAGGTGACAAACCTCGACGAGACGCTGACTGTGACGTTGAAACCGGCGGCCGGGTCGGATTACGAGGTCACCCTTTACACTGGTTCTACCAGTGGAGAGACAGAATTCGCCCTCTTTCCAAATCGGCCCTTGTTCCTCTATCCCGGCGACACCGTCACCGTGAACATAACGAACAACAACCACACGGGTTCAGCCGCCGTCACTATGACCATTTTGTACTAAAAATGTGAGGTAACTGACCATGCCTTCTGTGATGTTGGGGCGCCGTCTTGGAGCAGACGACATCGTCTTCGGCAGGAGTCAGGTTAGTTATATCGCCCCCGACGGCAGCTTGCGCACCATCGCACCGGTCAACGCCAGCCATGTTCCGTTCAACTCCGTCAACGGCGTGGTGGAAAACCTGGTGGACGGCACTCCCAAGCTGAACGTCTATCCCCTCAACCTGGTGGTGGGCCAGACCATCAACTACGGCCAGGACGCGGGGACACCGAACGCCTACTCTATCACCCTCAACGCCACCATCTCCGGATACGTCGCCGGTCAGCAGTTCACCTTCCGGGCCATCAATGCCAACACCGGCCCCGCTACTCTGAACGTCAACAACCTAGGGGCAAAGTTGATTAAGCTTTACCGCAGCGGCTCGTTGGCGGACTTGATGTCTGGCGACATCCTCGCGGGCCAGGTGGTCACGGTGGTCTATGACGGTACTCAGTTCATCATGACCAGCCCGTCGGCCAACACCGTCAGCCCTCAGAACCTGGTGCAGGCAAGCGATGTCCAGAAGCAAACATACACGTACTGGCCCAACGCCAGCAGCACGGATTCGTACGTAATCAACCCCACGCCGGCGGTCTCCAGCTACACGGACGGCCAGTGCTGGTGCATTTACACCAGTGTGGGCAACACCGGCGCCTGTTCCCTCTCGGTCAGTGGCTTGGCGTCGGTGCCCATCAAAAAGATAGACCCCGCGGGTAATCTGGTTGACCTCGAAACTGGCGACATCTTCGCCGGTGAAATTTTTGTGGTCGTCTACAATTTGGCACTTGGTTGTTTCATGCTTGTTGGCCCGACGCGCTCACACGACTTTCCGGTCAACAGCTGCTATATTGCCCAGGCAGACCCGCAAACTCTTCTTCGCTACGGGACGTGGAATTATGTACAGCCGCTTTACCTGGGTCTTTTTCATTTTGAGAATAACTTCAGTCACCACGCCTACAATGGGTATTATGATTACTTGTCGATTGGTGGAGGAAGTTTTGTAACGTCTCCGGTTAAATTTGGCGGATATTCTTTTTCGCTTCTTGACACTTATAACGGCCCATATATCAATACATACACTCCTCCACGGATGGAGTTGCAATTTGGACTTCAAATCGATATGTGGATAAGGGTTACCAATACTAATGTAGCTGCTTACTTGTGGGGCGGGAGCATAAGCTGGCAGCTCGTGACGGGGGGCAAAATAGCTCTTTATGATAGAACTACCCAGTTGTTGCAATCAACTGCTATTACAACTAACACTTGGTATCACACTGCCATGGCTTATTGGTGGGACAGCAACGGACGTTATGTCAGCATGTGGGTGAACGGAGCGAGGGTTGGCACGGTGCAGACGTTGACTTCCACGTCTGCCGCTTTTGGTTCTAGTAATCGAATTATTACTCGCACGGATACTAACGATAGTTATAACGTATACGTCGACGAACTCCGCATCATCGACAGTACTCCCACGTATGGCGACACCTACACTGTTCCCACGGCACCATACACTCCAAACGGTCCACCTCCGATGTTGTGGACGAGGACAGCCTGATGACCCTCTCTGAGTTGCGGCAACTGGTGGCCAGATGGTTGGACGACGACGGCATCCGCCGGGAGGCCTCAGTGTTGAACGACTCCCTCAATGAGGGCTACCTCATGACCTGTTTGGCGACCCAAGCCTACGAGGTCACCAAGACCCTGTCTTTGCTGCCCCAGAGTCCCTTTTACCAGTTGCCCTCAGACTTTTTCCTCCCGGTGGCCGCTTACCTCGAGGGCACCCGGCTTTATCCCGTCCGGATGGACGAGCTGAACCTCCTCTATGGCGACTGGTTTCTGACCTCCGCCACCGGGACGCCCACCTACTATTTCACGGTGGGGGCCCTTACCACCCATCCCCAGTTGTGGCTCTATCCCCAACTGGTGCAACAGGCGACCCTCACCCTCACCTATGCGGGAGTCCCCCAGCGGTTGGCGGCGGACACCTCTGTCCCCCGCATTCCCGAAGAGTATCATGTGGCCTTGGCCTACTGGGCCTTCGCCTGGGAACTCCTGAAGGAGCGAGGCAACGAAGTCATCGGGAAAACGACGCGCATCTTCAAACAGTTTGTCGAATTGACTCAAAAGCTGCGGGAGTTCATCTATCGCCGGACGCCTGACCGCGATGCCCAGACGATGCCGTGGGATTTGACTGTGTTTGAACGCAAGCTCCGCAAGCTCCAACCGACCTCGGAGGGAGGTCAATAGGATGGCGTTTCCCCAGACTTTGACCAATGCCGTGGATAAGCAGACGCCCATCCTGGCGGCGCATCTGAACAACTTGGAGGCCAAAGTGGGGGTGGACGGTTCCACCGTTCCTACCTCTCTCGACTACCTGATTAAGCATCCTTCCAGCCTTGAGCCGGGCCACAAACACTACAAGCTGTGGTCGGCGGATGGAAGCTCGACGGCCCTGGTCACGGACAATGCGGGCAACGTCAGCATCACCACCAAGCTTGAAGTCTCCGGCACGGTCCAGATGACCGGCTTCAAGCTGACCACTTCTCCGACATCGGGCTACGTTCTGACTTCGGACGCCAGTGGCGTGGGGACGTGGCAACCGCCTGGTGCCGGAAGTGAATGCGGCTGGACTGACGACGGAACCGTGGTGCGCCTGACCACCAGCACGGACAGCGTCGGCATCGGCACCGCCAATCCGGCAGCCAAACTGGAGGTTCGAGGAGGGATCCGCGCCGGGGCAAATGGTACGGAGTTTCAGGTCTCGACGGCCGGCGACATTACCGCGGGGACTTACAACGGCATTACCATCACTCCGGGAACCGGCACCCTCACCCTCAACACCAAGACCTTTACGCTTTCCAATTCCCTGACCTTGGCGGGGGCTGATGGCAAAACGGTGAATTTCGGCGCCAACAACCTCACCTTTTCGACGACGGGAGACTGCACCCTCACCATCCCGGGAAGCGGCACTGTAGCGTTAGGGACTGGGGCCACTAACTACCTTGCCCGGTGGACCGGAACTAACACCCTCTCCACGGGAGTAGTCTATGACAACGGGACCAATGTCGGAATCGGCACTACTAATGTCGGAAGTTACAAACTCAATGTCAATGGAACGGTGAACACTGGCGCCCTCACCGCTACCAGTTTCAACGGAAACATTATCACCTCCGGGTCTGGAACACTTACTCTTAACTCGAAGACTCTCACTATCAACAACTCTCTCACCTTCTCAGGGAGTGATGGAAAAACCATCAACTTTGGCTCCAACGATCTTACTTTTTCGACCTCGGCGGCTTGCACCCTTACCATTCCTGCCAGTGGCACCGTAGCGTTAGGGACTGGGGCTTCAAACTATCTGGCTCGGTGGACAGGAGCCAATTCCCTTTCGACTGGCGTGGTTTACGATAACGGCACCAACGTTGGTATCGGGACGACCGACGTCTCAACCTACAAGCTCAACATCAATGGAGCGATAAATGCTACCAGCTACTATCTCAACGGTGCTCCTTTCTCCGGTGGTGGCCCCAACCCTGGAACCCTCACGGGTCAAACGCTTTATTGGAACGGTTCGGCGTGGACCGCTTCCTCCAATCTCTTCAACAACAATACGAATGTGGGAATAGGAACTACCACTCCCAGCGACGCCAAACTCCAGGTAGCGGGCACCGGAAAATTCGAAGGGGCGTTGACGGTCGCGGCTGGAGGGATAACCGTTACCGGGAACTCGACCATCGCTGGAACCCTTGGAAGCCTCACGGGACTGACTTCTTCCGGGACGATTACCTTCTCGGGGCTTTCCAGTGGAGGGTTGGTCAAAGCTGGCTCTGGGACTGGAACCCTGACGTTGGCGACCCCTGCCACTGACTACATTGCCGGCGGGGTGGGGGCGGCCAACCAGGTGGCCTATTTCACTGGCCAGGGGGTGCTCTCTGGGTCTAACAACCTCTACTTCAATGGAACCAATGTTGGAATCGGCACCACCGACGTCTCGACTTACCGGCTCAATGTCGACGGCACAGTGAACGCTGGGGCTCTTACTGCCACTAGTTTTAACGGAAACATCATCACTTCCGGGTCCGGGACTCTCACGCTCAACTCGAAAACTCTCACTGTTAACAACTCTCTCACCTTCACGGGAAGCGACGGAAAAACCATCAACTTTGGGGCCAACAACCTTACCTTCTCGACTTCGGCGGCCTGTACTCTCACCATTCCCACTAGTGGCACCGTGGCGTTAGGAACCGGAACTTCTAACTACTTGACCCGGTGGACGGGAACCAACTCTCTTTCGACTGGCGTGGTCTATGACAATGGCACCAACGTGGGCATTGGGACAACTGATGTCTCAACCTACAAGCTCAACGTCAATGGGACCATAAACACCACTGGCTATTACCTCAACGGTGTCCCTTTTACCAGCGGGGGTGGGACTCAGGCGAAGATTCTCATTCAAACGGGCCTGAACGTGGCGGCTAATAGCAGCCAGCAGTTCAACTTGACCGGCTTCCTTAACCGGGGCTTGGGCCACTACCTCAAGGTGGAGGAAACCGGCGGCTTGGTCACCGGAACTTATGACGTTGAAATTTACGAAGAGGACACTTTCACTACTTTGCTCTACAGGGCACAGGGAATCATCCCTACCACGTCCTACGAAGACTGGCTTCCTTTTTGGGTTGAGGACGCGGACAATACCCAGGAGCTTCATCTGAAGATTTATAACCATGACTCCAGCCGACAGGGAACTTACAAGATAACCCTGAAGGCGGAGATGTTTGCTTAGGGAGGTTTACGGTGGCTTTGGCAAAAGTGATAACTTTCGATTGGCAAGCGGTTGGAGAAGGGGGGTTTGCGGTAACAAACACTTGTGTCTTCGATACCAGCGTCGTGCGAAGTGGTACTGCCAGTATGATGGTAGCTTATGGTGATGACTTTTTCAATAACTTTACTGTCCCTCTTGATACTGCCTTGTCGGAACTTTATTTGCAATTTGGTCTTTATTCGGTGGCCGGAACCCAAAGTTATGCTCGGTCAATGTTAGCCTGGAAAAAGGGAACTACCGTCCTAGGAGGCTTGAAGCTGAATACCGCAAATAAGTTGGAGATTTGGCTAGGAAACTTCACTACTAAAGTTGCTGAATCCTCCGCCTCAATTCCAGCTGGCCAATGGGTGGTGGTCGAGGTCTATGTCAAGATTGCCGATACCGACGGGGTCATCACGCTGCGCCAGGACACGATACAGGTGGCCACCTATTCAGGAGACACCCAACCGGGAACAGACACCAGTGTTGATACCTTGATGTTTGGTAGTGCCGCAAATGGCTCCCTTTATTACGACGACATAGTGATACACGACACCTCGGGGACTTCCAACAACTCGTGGCCCGGAGGGGTCAAATGCATCCTTTTGCTTCCCAATGGTGATGGCTCTACGCTCCAATGGACGCCCACTCCTTCGGGTACCCACTACACCACGGTGGACGACGCACCGCCTTCCGGAACGGATTACCTGCAAGCCGGCTCAACGGGTTTAGTGGATGAGCTGAATTTTGCTGACTTGCCCGCAGCGGCGGCTACGGTGAGAGCGGTGGTGGCTCAAGCTTGGGCCTTGAAAAAGAGTACCTCCTCACCCACTACGCTGGCGTTGGGTCTCAAGATTGGAGGGACAAATTACTATTCGCCGAACAAAACCTTAGGCACAAGTCAAACGTTCGTACAACACATTTGGAACGACAATCCCGCGGGCGGCAGTTTTACCGTATCGGTGGTGAATGCCGCTCAGTTGGCCTTGCAATCTGGAGCTTAAACCGTGGCGGTTGAACCAAGAGCTGGTGCTGCCTATGTCCGGGTAAACGCGGCGGGCCCGGTGGTCGTCTACGAAGAAGCACCCAGTGTGTGGGTGAGCGCCACTGGAGTAGTGGTATTGTACGACACATCGGGGTACGTGCGGACCGACGCCACCGGCGCGGTGGTTCTCTATGAGGAAAACCCTGGGGTACAAACCAATGCGGCGGGGGTAGTTGCAGTCTACTACGAGACGCCTTCCTCAGGAGTGCAGGCCAATGCGGCGGGGGTAATTGCGGTCTATTCGGAGACTCTCCCTCCTAGGCGGGTGTTTCCGGTGCCGCCTCCGGAGCGACAGTTGCAGAGTCAAATAGGAAGAAGGAAATTTCCAATAGTCTCATGAGGAAAGGGAGCTAGTCGATGTCCGAATCTCCGGAAAAACCCAACCTCACTCCAGAAGAGATAAAAACCCTTTTGGCCGTTGACCGCCAGGCCCGGGAGACGCGGGCGATCCAGCGGGTTCAACAGGTGTTGGAGGAAGAACGCTGCGTGATGGTGCCGGTAATTGTCATAACTGGCAACACCATCTCCAGCCGGATTGACGTAATCGCGAAGGACGATTGACCATGGCAAATCTGATAAAAGAAGTGTTGGCACCGGTGGCCCGCATCCGGGCGGACAAGGCCCGGGGCTCGGGAACCATCATCTACTCCAGGGACGAGGTCGGCACCTTCCTGCTGACCAACTACCACGTCGTTGAGGGCAACATCACCTACAAGGACGTGTGGGACGAACTGCTGAAGCGGGAGATCAAAAAGGAGTTCACCAGCCAGGTGGAGGTGGACACCTATCGCTTGGGGGAACACGGGGAGGTCAAAGGCATCTTCACCGATGTCGGCGACATCATCCTGGGCAACAAACAACAGGACCTCGCTTTGTTGCAACTGCGAAGCGGTACCCCCTACTCCGGCGCGGAACTCTATCCAGAAGAGTTAGCTTCCTCTGTGCCGCTGCTCAGTGAGCTGGCCTGTGCCGGGGCCGCTATGGGCGAGAAGCCGATTGTCACCACCGGGCTGCTGAACGGAATCCAAATCGAGATTGACAACTACGAGTATTGGCTGTCCAGTGCCCCGAGTATTTTTGGCAACTGTTTGCCGGGTGACACTTTGGTTTCTATGGCAGACGGAACCGTCAAGGAAATCAAAGACCTACAGGTCGGGGAGTTGGTTCTCGCTTATGGCCCCTCCGGACTCAACAAACAGACGGGGGTGGACGAACTCATTCACTCTGGAGTGAAAAGGATTTACGAGGTGAAGACCCGCAATCGGACTCTGAGGGCCTCCGGAAACCACCCAGTGGTGCAAGTCCTGCCTGTCAAAGACTGGACGGGAAGGATGCGAAACATCCCGGTTTGGCAACGGGTCGATAGCCTACAGCCTGGTGACATAATTGCCGTTATGTCTTCTCACGTAACCAGAGAGTTGGGAAGGGGATTCAATTTCGCCAAAGAAATCGGCCAGGACAAGAATCCCGAAATGTTGATGCGGCTCTTGGGGTTCTTTGTGGGGGATGGGTATAAGCGCAAGCGGCCAAGTGAAGGTGGGGAATTGAACCTCTATCCTTACGACGAAGAGTTGGGCAAGTTCTACGAAAAAGTTCTCAGAGACCTTTTTGACGTGAGAGTAACTGTAATTGGGAGATATGAGCAATTGAGGGTTTCTTCTACCGGTTTGGTGGACAAACTGTCTGCTTGGGGATTTGACGGCTCGTCGAAAACTAAGACTATTCCCGATTGGGTTATGACTCAAATTGCCCCGTATCAAATGGCCTTCCTTCAGGGTTACGCTGAGGCAGACGGATATGTCAACAAACACAATGCTTGGGTCTTCGAGGCAGCCAATGAGAAGTTGATAAAACAGTTGCGGATGATGGCGATTCATTTGGGATTGCAGGTGTCTAACATTTACCATCGCCAAAGGGCCACTACTTTTCCCAACGGAAACTCCGGTGAAGGTGAGACATGGGTCTTCCAGGTCTATCGCTTCTACAGCAAGAACCCCAACTCTCACTTTGAGGGAGACAAACAGCTCCTCCCGGATGACCTCCAATACGTTAAGGTAAACGACGTGAGGGTCATTGGTGAGGCCGAGACTTACGACCTCAAGCTGAGTCCTTGCCACTCCTTCTTTGCAGATGGAGTCTTGGTTCACAACTCTGGGGGCGGCGTCTTCATAAAACACGACGACAAGTGGCGTTATCTCGGCATCCCGTCGCGGATAACCGTAGCCTTCATCGGTTACAGCGCCGATGCCATCACCCACATGGGTTACTTCATTCCCATCAAACGGATCTACGGGTGGCTGCGGGACAACTGCTACCAGTTCCTGTGGGACGACGACTACACCAAAGAGGAATGCGACCAAATCCGGAATGAGAAGCGGGAGAAAGAACTGGCTCTCCATGTGATGCGGACCAAGGGTTAACCTATGGACGTCGGCACTCTGCTGCAACGCGGTCACCTCCAACTGCGGCTGACGCCGTTGGTGTCGCTTGACGACCTCCGTCTGTTGCTCAAACAGGCGGTCCGCCAAGTGTCGGTGGACTGCAAGTTTCTCGAAGACTGGTTCATCATCCCATGCAAAAAGGACGCCTCCCGCTACTTTCTGCCTCAGAACCACCTGTTGACCACCGCGGTGTTTTATGACAAACGTTGTCTGATGCCAGTGCTGGGCCACGAAGTGCCGCTGTTGTCGGCGGACTCGCCTCTCTACTACACGGAGGACGACTGGCAGGACGAGGCAGGCAGCGCGAAGTCTTCTGAGTTTGTCATCCACCTGGCCCTGAATGACCTGTGGCCGTTGCAGCTGATGCGCAGCCAGTCGGGCTTCGGCCGCAAGGTCATCACCATCCTGCAGGCTCCCTTGCAGGACGGGGAAATTCCGTCGAGTGCCCCGGTTCTGGGTGGGATAGAGTGGGTTTGGAGTTACTGGCAGGCAATATATGGCCAAGGCCACTATGGGGGTGGTTGGACCTACGGCGAGACGGCAAGCGTTCAGCATTGGCCCCAACAGTCCGGCGCTTTTTACCAGTTGCTCGCCACCCGCGACAACCTCACGGTCTTTTGCCGGGTGGCCGACGAGGAGCCGACGGTCGACTCCGTCACTTACAACGACCTGTTGTCTGTCCTGTATCTCAGCAAGACCCTCAGTTTGGCGCTGTCCTCGGAGGATGACGAAAGCGACCAGGTACGCAGCCTCATCTATGAGGAAATTGCCCGGGCGGGGGCGGAGATTTTGCAGAGTTGCTGGAAGAAAACCCAATGAGGAGTTTAGACAATGGCTACTGTTTCTTATACCGATTACCCCGAGTCAGTCGCCGGAGGTGCCGTCCGCCGAGTGGTGTGGTCGGACCTTCACAACGGCGATGACGGCCAATGGTATGTGCTGACCGGGGCCAAATACCCCATCAAGTCTGTCCAGGTGTATGGCACGTTTGGAACCGGCGGCACGCTGGTCATCGAGGGCTCCAACCAGGCGGACACCTTTGACAAATACGTCACTTTGGTGGACTCGTTCAACACGGCCCTCAGTTTTACCGCGGCGGGGCTGAAGCAAATCAACCAGAATTCGTTTGCCCTGCGCCCTCGAGTGACGGGAGGCGACGGCACTACCAGCCTTACGGTCATTGTTTGCATGAGAAGGGAGTTCACTCAGTAACATGGCAACCATCGTGGTTTTGGGCAACATTGTGGACGGAAAGCCGGAGTGGATGGCGGGGTTGACCGATGAGGAATCGACGCCGGTGAGCTTTGCCCTCATTAACTACAACGACGACAGAACGGTTGGTCTCTATGCGGTTACTGGGCCTCCGGCGGTTCTGGACAAAATCGCCAACCTGGGAACGGTTATCAAGATCCTGGAAAAGGGCAAAGAGGGCGCTGAGTTGGATGGCTCTGTCTTTGGCCGGTTGGTAGCTAAGCTGGCCAAACAACTTCCTCCCCACCGAATCGCGGGGGAAATTGCCGCCTTCATTTGCCAAAACCTATACACTGGAGTGAGGGTGGACTACAACAGCTGGTTTCTTCGGGACTACGACGATTACTCCAAAGAACTGGTGGACATCGACGCGGCGGCCGGTGAGGTTAACGAACCGTGAAGCAGAAGGTGGTTTTACAAAACTGGAACCAGGGCTTGTGGACTGACGGCCCGGCCTGCAAAGCGGGACCGTTTCAGATGACCTACTGTGTCAACATGACGACCATGGAGACCGGCTCGTTGCGCACCCGCCCCGGTTGCGGCCGCTTCCTGTCGCTGGCCGACACCATTGACGGCACCTACGCGGGGGACGCCCACTTTTTCAAGACGAGTGACAACAAAATTTACCGAAACACCACGTCCTTGGACTTCTACCAACCCGGCTCGTTGCTGCGAGTGGCCGACTGCTCAACACTTGGTGTCGACGGGGACATTTTGTTCTTTCCGTATGCCATGAAAAAATACCGCACCGGCGTGGACAAGTGGGGCATTCAGGAAGTGCCGGAGGCCCCGTCAGCGTCTGTCGGCAGTTCTGGAAGCTTGAGCGGCACCTACTCCTATCGGGTCACCTACTACAACAGCAACACCCGTACCGAAAGCCCGCCGTCGGGGGCGTCAAACACCGTTACGGTCACCAGCCAAAAGGTCAACCTCACCTTGCCTACCGTGTGCACTGATCCGCAGGTGGACAAACTGCGCATTTACCGCAACATCAACGGAATTCCGTCATCGTTTTATTACCTGACCTCGGTCGCCTTGGGGACGTCAACCTACACTGACAACACCTTGGACGCTGGTCTGGGCGACTCCCTCGACCTCAACATGTTCAGCTATCCGGGCATTGCCAGCGTCTGTGGCCGCTACAAAAACCGTCTCCTGTATTCCACCACCACCGAACCCAGGTACGTCTATTACTCCTACAGCAAGTACCCGGAAAAGTATAACCCGCTGATGGCCGAACAAGTGCTCGCCACGGGGGATGTCTGTGTAGCTATCCACTCAAGCGGCGACTACGGCTATGTGTTCGGCGAACAGACCGTGTATATTATCCAGATTACCGCAAATGACGTTTTGCAATTCATCCGAACGGATATCGGCCGCGGTTGCATGGGCCAAACGGTCGCCACCGGCGCCCTCGGAGTTTACTTTGTGTCGAACGACGGCATCTACTTGATTGACGGCCTGTCGGCGACCAAAGTCTCGCAGCCGGTTGATGCCCTGTTTCGGGGAATCGACCGGGGCGGCCTGTCAACCATCAAGAATTGGGACACCATCAAAGGGGCGTACGTCGCGGGCAAGTACTACATGACCTACGAGGGAAATGACAACCAGTGGCACACCCTGGTGCTTGACGAGCAGTCGCTGGCGCAAAGAACAGGGGCGAGGTTTGAACACTACACCGGTTGGCGCTATGTGGCGAAGCCGCTCAGCGGAGTTTTCCCGCTGGTGGGCTTGCCAAACAGTGTCGGCCTCCAGGGTTGGGACTACCTCCTCGATGACGATCAGCCGATTTTCAGCGCCTGTGGCCTCAACCTGACTCTTGCCCCTACCATGTTGACCGACGTCCGCCAAATTCGCCTGGCGGTTGAGTGCCAAGGCGTCCTCACCGTGGAGTTGTGGGACGCCGACCAGTTGAAGTTCTCGACCACCCTGACAAACGTCAGGTTCTCAGATGGCTATCAGAAGGTGAACACGCCAATCGGCGTCTATTTCCTGCAGCCGGAGTTGCGGGTGTCTTCGAATTCGCCTTTTGAACTGCGCTTCGTCGAGGCGGACTTGTATGGCGTGAGGTACGAGACTCATGAAGCTTGGAAGTCGGCAGCTTTTAGCTTTGGGAAAGGAGCTGAAAGTTCGTCTTGACACCGAGGATGTGGAAGCGAACCTGTTGACGAGGTCGTTTCCCACTCGTGAGGCGAACAAAGAGTATAAAAACAATGCGGTCAAACCACTGCATTTGGGACTCACCGTAACGGCGGATGCCGCGGGTGAGGTCAAACTGTACATCAATGGGACGTGTATGGTAGCCCGGGGTTACATTCCCCAGGCCAATGCTCCCTGTTTTTTGAGCGCCATTGTCAACCCGGGGGAATCATATTGGTTCACCTCGGATGCCAGTGGCCTGCGGGTGCTCCACTGTGTAGAGGTCGTATGAAGCTCCGTGAGACGAAGCCGTCGGACGCGGGGGTGGTCGCCTACTTGATACTCAAGTGGGACAGCGAGTTACCACCATGGCTGAAACAGGTCCACGGCCGGGCGGATTATGCCGAACGGGCGGCGCGGCTGGTGGTCGGCAACCCCGACAAGTTCATTTCCCGCCTGGCGTACACGGACGACGGCCAGGTGGTCGGCGGCTATTGCATCAACCGGGCCGTCGGCGTCTTCAACCCGGAGCCCTACGGCCAACTGCTCATGTGGTATGTCCTTCCTTCGTTTCGGGGCAACAAGTTGTATGGCCTGCGCCTCCTGACGGAGGCCTTGCGCACAGCCAAAGAGGAAAAACTTGCCCGCCTCGAGGTCTTTCCCTGGGCCGACCAGGAAAACGTCGAGCGGGTGCTGAACCGATTGGGCCTCGTTGAGGCCGTACATGTGTGGGTGTCATAATGGGCAAAGATGTTGATGTTGATCCGTTGATTGACTTGGGACGGCAGATGCTGCAGTTCGGCAAGGACGTCTATGGCTACGGCAAGAAACAGTACGAAACGTTCGCCGTGCCGCAACTGCAGGAAATGAAAAGGATTGTGAGTGGCGACTATTCCTCGCCACTGGCGTCCAAAATGATGGCGGCGCCGACCCAGACGGCGGCCCAGGCGGCGGAGCAGGCCAAACAGCAGGTGCTCGAAGGCGACTTGGGGCCAGTGCAGACGCAGCGCCTGTTGTCAACCGTTGACGTCGAGCGGATGAATGAGTTGTCAACGCAAGCTATGTCAATGATCGGCAACATGCTGAACGCGTTGATAAGCGGCGGTCAGTTCGGCCTGCAAACAGGAACCCAGGGCGGCCTCGGCTTCAGCCAGATAGGTAGCAACATGCTGCAGACAGCCTATTCGTTGCAACTGCAGGCACAGATGGCGCAAAATAACCTGTTGGCTAACAGCATTGGCAGCATTCTCTCGCTGGGAACGTTTATTACTGGACCTCAGGGTCTGGGTTTGTGGGGGGCGAAATGAACTTCCTGATTCCTCTCGGCGGGGCAGCAAGTGGGGTACTTCAGGGACTTACTCTGACCCGTGAACTACAAGGGAAGGAGCGTGAACTGCAAGAGAAAGAGCTCCTACGGAAGCAGCAGGAGTTCAACGAGGCCCTGAACGCCTTTACTCGCGTCATAACGTCATCAAACTTGACCCCTGAGGCCCTTAAATACACGGTCGATTTGTTGGGCCAGGTGTTTCAAAAGCAAGGGGTCACGTTGCCGCCGCCGCCACCAATGAAACCGAAAGCGGTGCAAGACTTTGAAGATATGCTTAAAGTCATTAAAATGGCAAATGAGAAATATAAAGCAGGAGAAATAACTAAAGAAGAACGGGACGCTATTGTCCTCGGCAAGCAGGCAAAGAGAGAGCGGGTAGTTACCGTTCCATATGGAGACCAGATGCTCGAGCTTACCGTTCCCGAAGAACTACTGTTTAAAGAGATAGAGGCCAATCTAAGACATCAGGAAAAGATGGCCACCCGTGGTGGTGGTCGTGGTGGAGGAAAAATAAAATCAGTTTCAGGCTATGCGGCCGAAAGGCTGAGGGCGGTTAAAGATGCGGTAGACCAAGGCGACATCGAAAAAGCTCGGATTTTGCTTGAGGAGTACAACGCCCTAGCCGCTAAACAGAACATGACTCAGTTCAACCTTGTACAGAGGAAAGTTGGAGGCGGAGACAAATTTTTCCTGTTTCCAAAAGATTCGAAAGGTGTCGGACCGCCATCGACCAAGAGAATAAGGCCAGATGAACAGGCAAGAAAGCAAGGACTCAACTTGGTTCCAGTGAAACAACCATCACTAAAATAACCAACAACACGGAGTACCGACGTGGCTACCAACACACTGGCTGACGCACAGGAAGGCGACCTGGCAAAGGATACACGCACTGGCATTATTTATCAGCTAAAAGACGGCAAATGGGTACCTTGGCGTCATGAGGGACAAAACATCCCGAATTTTCTTGTCGACAGACTCGCCGCCGGTTTTTTCAATTTGCCGTTTGTGCCCTCTTGGGTCAAAGAATACTTCGCCAAGCGGGCGGAACAGCAGGCTCCGCCTCCGGGCACGTGGGCCTACACCGCGGGCAACGTAGCAGAGTTTGCAGGTAAATTCTTGCCCATGGGGGTCCCTTGGTCATTGTCAGTCAAAGGACTGACTAGACTACCATGGCTCAAGCAGGCTGTGACTTTGCCGTGGCTGAAGGGCTTGCCGCAACGAGCGGCAGTTGGAGCAGGAGCCGGAGTTATTTCCGACATTGTGACCCGCGGCCACGAGATGTCGCCGGAGGACGTTGCCCACAGTGCTTTGGTGGGAGGTCTTTTTGGATCACTTTTCTCTGGTTCCGTTGGTCGACAGAAAGCACCACGTGTGGTCGAGAAGGCAAGTCCGGGCGCAGCAGCAGAGGGCGCAGCAGCAGGAACTCCAAAAGACGCCGCAAACATAGCAAGGTCAGTCAACGAAGACGTCGAACTTCTGGCAAAAAATATACCCCCAGCTGAGGCTGATACTGCGGCGGCACCAGCTTTGTCACATGAGCCGACCCCGACGCAAGTGCCGACTCCACCACCAGCACCGACGCCGACACCACCTCCATTCATGCAAACGCCGACTCAGCCGTGGCCGCCAAGGCTGCGCTATGGCCCAGGCTATGGAAGTCTCGGAAGGACACCGGAGACTTTTCCGTACTTCACAAAAGGTGAAGCCGCTGGGCTTGCCGAGCAAATATCACGCGGCGTGCAGTCTCCGCTTATGAAGGCGAAACGCGTCGTGTTTCTCGGTGGGGTGCCATATCTTCTCAACGAAGACGACGTCATTGACTACTATGCCACTCAGATAGCCAATCAGAAATAATGCTCTCAACCGTCGCAAAATATCTCGCCAAAGCGATTCCACTAGTTGAAGGTCGCGTAGTCCCCATTCTGCGACACGCCGAGCAGTACTTCGCCAAACAGCCCGAAATTCAAAAGCTGATTAACAAACAGGTGCTGCCTGAGGCCGTCAAGTATGTGTCGTCAAAGGAGAAGGTAGATGAGATGACGGCCATGCTCAAGGTGATGGCCCAGGCGATGGAAGATGAGGGCGCCATGATGCGAGGCATCCATGGCGTCACAGAGATGGCCGCCAGAGGCGAAGTGCCAAAGGTGGTCAAGCCCATCTTGCCTGCGGACACCAAGTCAATTGAACTGCAACGCATCATCCATGTGTCCAACCGCTTGGCAACCGAGTACGAGTCTCGGGGACAGTCAGGGGTCGCGGAAAAGTTGCGAGCTCTTGCCCAGCGCCTCTCAAAGGAAATCGAAGGCGAGCGCTACATCGAAGACCTGCCGTGGCTCGTCCAAAAGCTGCCAGTGTCGGTGCTGACCAAGCTTGACTACGCCCTTGGTATGAGCCGCAACGCAGTGATGGACGCGGCGGCGGCATTCACCTCATACGCGGCGACCTTCAAGGACCTCGGCGCCTGGTGGCGGGCAGTCGCCCGGGGCATTGAGGACGTCAGCAAGAATTGGCGGTTCAACCGACAGATGGGCGAGTTGTATGTCCGCCTGCAGCCCAGACTTTTTGCCCTCACTCGGGTGCTCGAGTCAATCAACCGAATTGACCACCAACTGGAGCGATTGACCCCAAGCATCAGGTTTCCCGAACAGAGCAAACGTCTAATAAAACTAAAGACCGAAAGGGAGGCCCTCCTCGACCAGTACAAAAAGCTGCTGACCGACGTAACCACCGAACGCTATTTTGCTTTCAAACCGTGGTTCGAGAATTACGCCGACGTCCGCATTGCGCTGTACCGTGAGCCGCAGACACGGCATTGGGTCGAACACCTGATGTCACCGGAGGAGAAGCGGATTGCCGAGCTCCACCGGCAACTGATGCTGAACATCCGGGAACACGCCGAGTCTCTCGGCATGAATGTGCTGGAGGCCGACAAGGACTACATCACGCACCAGTTCAAGATGTTGGCCGATTGGGGCGCCAAGGGTCTGACCAAGCGGGAGCGTCTGGGCCTGGCGGACAAGTTGGCCCCGCCGTACACCAAGTTTGCCTCCCGAGCACTTGGCAGCCAGCTGATGTATCCCACCGCCCATGGGGCGACGGAAGGCTACTTGCGGAGCGCCAGCCGAATGATGGCCCTGCGGGCCTGGGAGAACAAGTGGCGGCCACTCTTCCTGGCAAGCGGCGGCAAACGGACACCCGCACTCTCTGAGTGGCCCCGCATCCAAAAGCTCCTCCAGAACTACTACGGAATGCTGCGGGACTATGCCTCGGATGACCGCCTCTCCGACAAGCTCACTCGTGGTTTCACACAGTGGATGTACCTGAGCAAGACCGGTCTGTCGCCCGCCGTCGCCCGAAAGCACGCCCAGAAATTCCTGACCCTGATGACCACCAACCCCATCGATGTGGTGCGAGCGTTGCCGCACGTGATACGGGGCGGCTTCGAGCTGTTGACTCAGCGTGCCGGGGTGGAGCCGCAAGCCGCCGCCCGCCTCATGCGCAACATGACGGCCACCCGCCAGTTCTTTGAGACTTTCAGTGGTTTGTCGTCCCGTGACCAAGAGTGGCTGACCAATGCCATCAACGTCATCTCGGCCTCTCCCACGAACTTCGTCGAAATGTTTGAACGGGGCACCGCGGTGTTGGCTGCTTTGTCCCGAGCTCAACGGAAAGGCCTGTCGTATGACCAGGCGCTACGGGGGATGTGGGAGCTCCTGCTAAACCACTCATTCATCGGGGCGGTCGACCGGCCCCTGTGGCTGCAAAAAAATTGGCAACAGATGTTGGGAGTGTTCAGCTACACACCATATCGGATTTTTGACACCACCATTAAGCGCTTTCTGTTGAGCCTTCCGGCCAAGCACGTTCGGGAGATGCAGGGCCAGTTGCTGCAATATGCCTGGCGGTTTCCCAAAGACGTGTTCGGCAACGAATACATCAAATCGACGATTGCGGTGGTTACGGGAATCGGCTTGTTGGAGGAGCTGGCAAGGCGGACGCTCGACGCCAGCATCTGGCGGGAGGCTCTGCTGGTGGCCCCGTTCACCCGTGAGGCCCCGTCGGGACCGTGGGGACTGGGCGTCAGCATCAACTTCTGGCCCCTGGACTTGGTTCAAAAAGCCCAGGAGCGGGGAAACTCCGTCCGGGCCTGGAAGTCGGCCCTTCGTCAGATGTTGCTGGAATTCCCCCAGTTCCGCCGCATCCGCAAGGCGCTGCAGGGTGAGATTTATCCACGGTATGCCGGAAGCCCCGTGCGGCAAATACTTGCCCTCCCGGCACATTCGGTGCTTAAGGAGACAGAAGAGCGTTCCAGGCGGCGCCAGAGACCCCTCGAAGAAAGGCGCCTCGAGCGGGCAGAAAAAACGGAGCTCTGGTGATGGCCCTGACCCAGACGGACAAACTGCTCGAGTTGGCCAACTCCGACAAGCGGCGAAAGATCTCGGCGGCGGAGCTACTGCAGGCACTGGTGCCGCCACCGAAGGAGGAACAACCCACCCAAGTGGCGTTTTTACCAAGCGTTGCCAAGCGCATCGTGAGCGACGCGGCGAAAGAATTTGTGAAGGCGGGTAGCCCCCAGAAACTCTTTCGACGGTTGTCCGACTTAGCGACAGATTTAGCCAAGATCGCCAAGACTCCCATGGGAGAGCACCAGTTGCTGAAGGACATTGAGTACTCCGGTAGACTGAAGCTGCCCGGCGAAGCCATGGGCCGGGTGTTCGTCACCCCTCAGGGACAAGTGCATTTGGAACTGGCCGCGCCGTTGTACGAGTATGGCACGTTGTGGACGCTTCCCCACGAACTGGCCCATGCCTATCAGAGGCTCTTTCCTGAGTCCGCTCAACTTCTGCGGGAGGTCGCCGAAAAAATACCCGATGAGGTGGGAGAAAAAGCCCTCTTGGACACCATCTCGTTCCTGCGCCGACGCCATCCCCGTCTGACGGAAGACGACTTGGCTCAACTTGTCGGGTGGATGCATGAGCCGGAAGAGATGTTTGCCAACCGGGTAGCCCGCAGAGTCAGCGAGCGCCTCTTTGGCATCCCCGGCGTGGCCTACCACCACAAGCAGCGGAGCGGTAGTCTGATGAGGTACTTCGAGGAGGCCGACCCCCGGGTCATCGAAGAGCTCAACCGAGCTATAGAAATCATAAGCACCAGGTGATCCCCATGGAAACCCAGGAAACCACCGACCGCGGTCAGACGGATATCGTCGAGGACATCTGTGAGGAGTGCGACCGCCAGGGCTTGCCGTTGACCACCCAGAAGGCTTATGTGCTGGCGACGGTCGAGTGGGAAACCCGCGGCACCTTCGAGCCGGTTCGGGAAGCCCCCTCGAAAAGCGAGGAATGGCGGCGCCAGAACCTGCGCTATTGGCCCTACTACGGGCGGGGCTACATTCAACTTACCTGGAAGGCCAACTACGAGAAATATGGCAAAATACTGGGCCTTGACTTGGTAAACGACCCCGACTTGGCCCTTGACCCCGAGGTGGCGCGGTTCATTCTAGTTCATGGCTTCAAAAACGGGACGTTCACCGGACGCCGCCTGGAGGAGTTCGTCAACCCGAGTAAAACTGACTTCATAAATGCCCGGCGCTGCGTCAACGCCTTGAACCGAGCGAAGACCATTGCCCAACTGGCGCGAAAGTGGCTGACGAGGCTGACAAGTGGAAGAGAACAAAAAGACTGATCCCTACTGTCCGGTACACCCCTGGATCACCCAGGAGCTCGAACGAATAAATGAGACGCTGTGGAATTTAACCTGTGAGCGCCACGACATTCGCCTGGACAAGCTGGAGGCGGAAATGCACGAACAAAGGAGGTCGATGGAGGAGATGAAGAGAACGATATGGGTGTGGAAAGGAGGTCTGATGTTGGCGGCCTTTGTAGGCTCGATTGCCGGAGCGGTCTTGGTCAACGTTCTGCTCAACCTCGGCCGGAGGTAAAAAATGCTCGTCAAAAGCTGGAAGACCACCATCTTGGGCATTGGAGCGTTTGTAGTCGGCGGGCTCACGTACACCGGCGTCATCACAAACGAACAGGGACAGATCTTGCTGTCCCTGTTGGTGACGTTGATTGGGCTTTTTTCCAAGGATGGAAACGTGTCAGGAACTCACTCGGACAAATAGCGCTTTAAGACGGAGGCGATGGCGTCCGGGCACGAGTATATCTGTTCGCCGTCCACCGTCGTGGGATTGGGACACCGAATGCCACTCAATGCCCTGACAATCTGCTCCTTTTTGACCCCACTGTTGAGCGAAAAGGTTATCAACCGGCCAATGGCATCACACCAGGACATGGGGCAACCGCCCGCCTTCCCCAGGCGAAAAAACACTTCCCGATAGTTTTTGTCCTCACTCTCGTTTATGGTGACGTACAGTTTGCCGCACCCGCACGCAGTGCGGATGGTGTAACCGCTCAGCATTTCCGGCCGCTCCGTCATTTCCTGTCCTCCCGGTCGTCAAGAGACACGTCGCTCCAGAGGCAACTGACGTTTTGCCGGGTCCATTCGACTAGCTCCCGAAACTGTGACACGGTCAAGGCGCTGCGGGCTTCTGGCGTCGTCGCCTTAGAGCCGTCGGGTTTCACATAGAAAATGAACTTGGTGTTGCCGAAGGAGAGGGCGGCGACCGCGGCCTTGCACAGTTCGAGGTCAGGAGTGTGGCAACACCAGCCCACACAACCGTCGAGATAGACGTCGTCCAGGACGTCGGCCAACACCTCGACGAACTGCAAATTGACCCGCGCTGGCGGAGTCGGAAACATCTCCATCCGGTGGACAAGGCAGATGCCGTGTTTGTAGTCGACTATTTGTTCAACCAGTTGGTAGATTTCATCCTCATTCATCCTGCCAGTGTAGATAATGAGCGGGCACTCTGTGGTCAGACACTCACTGAGGAGGTCGGGTTCCGGGTGCTCCACCACGAGGGCCAGCGGTCGTTCGGGAAGGCGCTTAAGGTCGCCCGGCTGAGTCAACGACACCACATAGCGTTCGGGCCACTTTCGCCGCCAGCTGGCTGGCAGTTTCACGACTCCGCCAGCACCGCTGACCTCATCCACCACTTTCGCGCCAGCCACCAAGTCGGCGATGAACCAGGTTTTATCCAGAAAGTCCGAACTCATGACGTTTCCTCTCCGTGTATGGCGACGTAAGCCTCGTAGCCCAGGGCCAGCGCGGGCCACTCAGTGACCTCGTCGTTGATGACCCTCAGCCAGTGGGAGATCATTTCTCGGCAAGCGTCGTCATCCACCTCCGGTAGACTCCAGACAACTTGCTCGACCTTGCCGGTGTCATACGTCATCCGTATGCCCCTCTCGTAGGTCATCGAGTGGCGGCCACAATTGACCGTGGACAACACCCCTGATTTGTGGTGGCACAGGGCCACGGTGACTTCTTGGCCTCGTCTGAAGACCTTCGAGTCCCGCAGGGGGCCGAACAGATACAGGGCAGTCACCATCTCTCGCAACTCTTGGAGGTTGCCGTAGTAGTAGTCAAACCACAAATGGGCCTGGGTCACCCACTGGGCGGTGCTCCGCAAACGGCGAACCGTCGGCGTAAACAGCCAATGGGCCGCCAACATGTGGGGGTGTTTTCCCCTGGTCGGAGGGCACCACGTGACCGGACTCTCACACAACACCGGACACACCCCGACGTAGGTCATGAACTGACGCTCCCGCACCTCCAGCGGCGAAGCGATGACGACGGCGTCGCCCGGAGTGTAGGGGTCGTCAGGCTTCAGCAGGTTGACGGAATGCCCCAGGCCCGCCAAGACGGCGGCATATTTGAAAGCGTTAGCCGTTCCTTCAATGACGTTGATTTTCATCGGCCCACCTCTTCTTCGCATACTCCACGAGTATGGCGCCTCGATGTCTTCATGTTCTCCGGTAAACTTTTAAGCTTCCGTTCGGCGTGAGTATGGGTGCCGAACACAAGGCACAACGGTATTTGAATTCCACCTCTTCGTTCATCGTTTAAGCATCTCCATCATGAGCCTTTGGTTATCGGTGTGTCGCCAGTCCCGCATCATCTTCAGATAGTGATACTCGAAGGTCGTCAGTTTGCCCTCGTCGTACGCTTGCTGGAGCGGGTCAACGCGGTGGACGCAACCGGACACCAGGGCAAATGACAGCAACAGCGCGGCGATCAGTGTTTTCATTTGCTTATCCTCCCTTCGGGCTTGACTCCCAAGACACCCAACCAAGCGAGCCACTTGGTCACTTCGATAAGAGACTTTTCCAAATCGCTGGTAATCAGGCCAGGTGGAGTCAACTCATAAAGTTGACACAAATCCCCAATCAGTTTCTCCACGTTGTCTTTGGCCATAACCGAGTCACCTCACGGCGGATTCTGGTTTACGTCCCGACCGTCGTCTGGGCCTTCACGTTCCAGCACTTCAGACGGGCGAATTGCGGAAAGTGGAAAGACGCCAGTTCGGTGCGGGTTTCGGCAATCAGGCGGACCCGCGGGTCATCCGGATTGCTGAAGAAGCTCCGGCTCCAAAAGTGAGTGAACGCCCCCTCGGCTCCGTTCTCAAACCAGGCGTCGGCGGCCTCCTGGGCCTCGCTGGCCGCCAGCCAAAATACCAGCCGACGGCCCGGGGAGGAGGCCATCTTTGAGTCAGACAGCTGGGGCAACGGCAACTCCCGGTGGCCGGGCCACGGCAGGAAACGGGGCGTCCGGCGAAGTGACCGAGTCATGCCGCCGGAGAAACAACTGTCGAGCCACACTTCCACCGTACAATGGGCCTGGTCCAACAGCGCCCGCAACTCCCGGTCGGTGATGATGGTGCCTTCGTCCCACCCGTCGCCCTTCTGAGCCAAGTCATGACAGGCGAGGGCCTCCCCCAGGCCATCGGGTTCATCCGCCCGGGGATACTGGGTGCCATGCCCGGAGAAACTGAAGCCGAACCAATCGAGGTCGTCGTTCACCAGTTTCTTCAGTTCCGCCAGGATGGCCTCTTTGGTGGCGTCCTCATCAGTCAAGGTCTTCACCGCCTGGACGTCCAGGTAACGCATCACCTTGACCATCGTCCTGACATCCTGGACACAGCCCTGCAGGGTAGCCTCAGGAAAGTTGTGGTAGCGGTTAATTCCCACACAAAGTGCTTTGCGTCTCATGAGATGATCCTCCCGCCGGGTTTGTTTAACGGCTCTCGCACAACTTCCTCAGGGCCGGATAGGTTTGGGACTTGGCCACTATCCTGGTCTGAATGGCCTCGATCTTGTCCATAAGGTCAAGAATCTGTTTGAGGTCGGAAATCAGGAAACAACCACCGTCTTTGATAGTAGTCAATACGATGCTGGCCTTGATCAGCGCGGCATCCGCGACAAATATGCCCACCACGTCCTGCACGGCGTCCAACGCCTGTAACATGGCGGCGGCCTCAGCCCTCTGTTCGTCGGTGGGATTGCACACCACGTCCGCCACCTTTTGCCACCCCGCACAACCGGCTAACAGGACCAAACACAACAGACCTACCAAAGTTTTCTTAACCATTTTACTTTCCTCCTTTTTCTTGTTCGTTAACGCCGCCGACTTGTCGGCGAACATATTCTCTCCACTCCTTCTCGAGGGCCGCAGTCTCCCGAATGCGGGGCGGTGCGCACTCTTTCACGTAGTAAGTGGTGGCAAGCCTGACACCGGGGCGGCTCTGTTGAGTTACGCTGATGATGAGGTCACTGGCCTCCAGCATTTCGACAATTTCGTTGAACTCCTGAACCGACAGCGCCAGTCGCTTTCCGTAAAGCTTTCGCATCAACTCGGTTCGGGTGGCCACGCCTCCCATTTTCCGCATGATGTCCAGCACGGCATCGCCAAACGCCACGGCCTTGCTGGGCGACACCGCCTGGAGGCAGGGGACGATGTGGCTTTCGGCCTCTTCCAGCATGGCAATGGCAAAGACCATATCATCGGCGTCAATGGTCAGGTCGTCGCGTTGAGTGAGCGACCTGAGGGCGGCGACTTTGAGGACATGGATGTGAAGGCGGTCGCAGAACGGCTGAACCCGGGCGTCCTTCTCGAGGATGGTGCGGTCAACCTCCTCCCGAAATTTGTTCCATATGCGACCAGCGGCCTCCGTGACGGTCATCTCGCCAGCCAGTTTCCGCATGGCCAGGAGCCGGTTGACCACTACGCTGCGAGCCGCCTGGCCGGTTCGCTGCAGCGTGGGAGAATACGGCAGTCGCTGGTGCGGCACCTCGCCATACAGCATGACGACCCGGCCGGCGAAGCCCCCGCCGACCTCATCACGAGACATCCCTACCGTCAACCACTGGGGCGTCGAACAGGCCAAGAGGGAAACCCACACATCGGTGGCGGACAGCACTCCGCCGCTTTTCAAGCGATACTCCAGCTTTCGGGGACAGTCGTAGGCCCGGGTCAAAATTTCCATGATGCCTTCGGCAATGGTCATTTCGTTGAGGGCCGTGCGCAGTTCGGGAGCATAAATGGAGATGCAACTAGCCCCCAGGCGGGCCGAGGCCTCCGACAGGTATGAACTCAAATAGGCCCGCGTCACCCGGTCCTGCATCACCACGACGTCAAGCTGGTCCAGCAGTTTGACGCCGTGGTCGGCCACCGTCGACTTCTGTACCCGCCCGCTCGGTCCGACCAACATAATGTATAGGTTGCAATAAATGGCCTCACCGTGCAACGGTACCCACACCCGCCTTTGCGCGGCGTTTGCCGCCAGCCACAGACCGACCCACTTGTGGAAGATGAGCGGCGACTCACACACCGCGGCTGACCACTCGACATATTTTGCGAGCCAATCCATTTGTCAAACCCAGTGTTCATACAAGACCTTTGTCTCCAGCGGAATAATAAGGAGGTCAGACTCCACCACGATGGGAATTTCCAAACATTGTTTCATGATTTGTTCGACTTGCGCCTCGCGGCCGAGGGGACACTCGACCACCACTTCGTCGTGAACCTGCAGAACCGGCCAGGAGTCGAGGGGAAAAAGCTTGAGCCACAGGCGCAACAAGCCCAGGTTGAGGTAGTCGGCCACAGTAGACTGCGGAATGAAGGCGTAGGCCGAGCGGAACAGTTCGTCGCCCCAGCGGTCGAGGAATTGCCGCCGGCGGCCCAGTGGCGTCGTGAGCGTACGGTTTTTGGCCAACTGTGCACGAATGCGCTCCTGCCACCGGCGCACTTCGGGAAAGGCCCCGTGGTATTTCTCCAACAGTTTGCGGGCCTCTGCCTGCGGGCAATGGAGGATAGCGGCCAGTTGTCCCGGGCCGCTTCCGTAGTTGGCCGCATGGACGCAAGTCTTGGCGACGTTGCGCTCCCGGCTGCCCTTTGGGTAGTCCTGGGCCTGGCCACCAAACAGCATAGCGGCGGCCAGCGAGTGCACGTCCTCTCCGCGCTGAAAGGCCCGCTTCATGACCCCGTGGGTCAGCCAGGCGACCACCCGGTTTTCGGCCTGAGACAGGTCGCCTTTGACAAAACACCTCCTCGGCCGCGGGACGATGAGTTCCCGAGCCTGAGGCGGGATGTTCTGCAAGTTGCTGCCAAAGCCGGTAAACGGCGTCCGGGAAGACAGCCGCCCGGTGACGGTGCCGGAAATGACGTACTCACTGTGGATGCAACCAGTGGGACTCAGGGGAATGTCCACGAAGGTGGAAAGCAGCTTCTGCGCCTGGCGGTATTGAAGGATGAGTTGGGCCACCTGACTGCCTTCGGCGGCCAATTTGGCCAGGGCCTCCTTGTCCACCGTCACCGTTCCCCGCTTGCGGTGGACCCGGGGGGTGTGACGGCACTCTTCGTAGAAGTGCTCCTTCAGCTGCTTAGGGCTGTTGGGGTTCAGCTCCCGGCCACTGGTGGCGTTGATGGCAACCTGCAGGCGGGTCATCTCCGCCTCCAGTGACTGGCGCAGCTGCTCCCGCCGGTCGGCATCGACCCGCACCCCCCGGTGCTGCATCTCAAAGAGGCACATGAACAGGGGCATGGTGTAGCCCTCGAAGAACTCGTTCAAGTGGGACTCCCGGAGGTCATGCGCCAGCTTCTCGTAGGTGCGGAAGGTAGCAATACAGTCCCGGCCGTTGTAAATCCAAGTGTCATGGTCGCCCGACTCCCAGGGCTTTATCGCATAGTAGTTCATGTCGGCGTAAATGGAGGCCAGGAAGTCGAGGTCGTGCGGCAACTCGGGCACCAGCAGGTGGTGGGCCAGCATCGTGTCGAAAAGGGGCGGATGAGGAAAGCCGACGTGGGGCACCAGGAAGGAGAGGTCGAACGACAGGTTCTGGCCGATCTTTGTTACCCGTTTGTCTTCAAACAGAAGTCGCACAAGCCGCCATACATGCCCCTGATCCGCCGCGGCCATCCGACAGACCGGAATGACCAAGGCGCTGTCGGCCTCACAGCTGAGGCCCAGGCACCGAATACCAGTAACCATCGTCTCGATGTCAAACGCCACCGCCCGGTTGTCAATGCATCTGGTGATGTAGTCCTCGATTTGGACAATGGTGGGGTTGATGATGATGTCATAGTGCTCCGGGGCATATTGGCCGTTCAACACCCGCTTGGCCTTCTGCAAGTCGGCGATGACCGCCGGGTGCATGACGTAGTCCCGCAAGATGTAGGCCGGATGGAGGGTGGGAACGACGAGCGGCCCCGACACCAGAGGGCACGGCAAAACGCTGCCCCGCCACTTGGTAATTGGCTGCTTGCCCGTGAGAGTGCGGCAGGCGAGGTCGCCGAGGGCGACGACGACCTTCGGCTGAATGCGACTAAGCTCATCCACCAACTCGGGGATGAAGTCGTTGAGGGAAACGCCAAGCTCAGGGAGGCGGGACAGTTGGTTGGCCGGAGGCCTCACCTTCACTACATTGGTGAGGTAGAGGGTGTCCCGATGAAGCCCGGCGGCGGCCAACAATCTGGTCAGCAGTTGTCCGGCCCCACCGACGAACGGCCGGCGTTGCCGCTCCTCTTCGGCGCCGAGTGACTCCCCCACTACGACCAATTGGGCGTCCAGGGGGCCGTCACCACCCACGCGAATCATGCCGTCTGGTCCTTCTGCTTGTCAAGGTTTTCGTACTCATCGAGAAAGTCGATGAGCATTTGGCGGAATACCCTCTGCAGATCACCCTTGTCGGGGAACAGCGAGCGAAACCGGCGAAATAGCTCCCATTCGACACAGAAGTGAATTTGTTTTACCTTACCGCTCCGAAATTCGCCATTCATTTTTGCTGACCTCCTATCGCCTCCTCAATACGGAGTTTGGTCAATTGAATCCACTTGGGTTCAATGTCAATACCGATGAAACGGCGTTTCTCATAGATCGCGGCAACGCCGCAACTGCCCGAACCACAAAAGGGGTCAAGCACTACTTCGTGCTTGACGCTCGAAAGTTGAATAAAGCGCTGGAACAATTCGACCGGCGCCTCAGCGGGGTGGTGCCGCACGGAGGACACCCGGGTAATGTCATAAAAGGCCGCGTCATAAGGCTCGTTCAACTCCTGCCACTTGTCCGTTCCAGAATAGGGTTTGGCGGCAAGCAGAATCTGGTAGTAGTTGAGACGCAGCCGGTCCAGGGGCCGCTTCCGGGCCTCAGGGTCACGCACCCACACGCCCGGAGGCCCAGGGCAGACAAAGCCACACGACTCAGCGAGCTCCCTCAAGTAAAAAATCCATTCCCATCCGCAGAATACATAACAGTGGCGGCCGGGCCGGAGGACCCGGAACGCCTCCCGAAAGAAGTTTCCCATCAGCTCACGGCGGTCGGACGGGGGGTCAGTTACAATGAGGTCAACAGATGCGTCTGACAGTTCCCTCTTCATGACCTCGACACAGTCGCCAACATGCAGTTGATACTGAGGAACCGTTGCCTTATCGAGCTCCTGTCTGGCAAGGTGCTGGCGGACGGCAAAGTCCACGTCCTCCCGCTCAGTGACGCCGATTTGTTTCCACCCCAGTTTTTTGGCCGCTAGCAGCTGGCGTTCCCCGGCCAGCAAAATGTAAGTGCCGTCGGGGTTTCGCCGCACGACCAGCGGCACCAGTTGGCCGAACATCCGCAGCGAGGCAACCATTTCGTGGAGGTCGGCCTTGTAGCTGCCTTCCCACAGGCGTTTACCCACGACGATTTTGTCGAGGTCCACCAGTTTCACGTGAGCACACCTCCTCAAGTTTTCACCTTGCCTTTAAGGTCCGTTCCAACAAGCTCTGAATTTCCTCGTCGGTCTTTCCCCTCAAGAGAGTCTGGATCTCAGAGGAAAACCTGATTGTGGTGCGTTTCCTGGGTTTTGCCGGAGGTCGGGGACGATTTCGGTTGAGGTTCGTCAACCGCCACTGTTTGTTGAACATTTCCACCAGATTGCGTTCACCACCCGCCGATTGCAGGGCCTCCGGAGATCGGCGGCCAACTGGAGGTCGAACTCGTTGACTTGGTTCAACTTTTTGCTGACAGACTTCAGCCGAACGGTACGCATATCCACTTCTGATTTCAGGTGAATTGGGGGCGTCGCCAGGAAGACGCCCCCGTGCCGTTGGTTTTCGCCTCACAAGGCCATAGGCATGATGACCCCGAAATAGTGGGGGTCGTCTCCATCCGTCAGACGAACAGGACGATCTTGGTCATTCAGCTCCAGAAGAACCTCCTCACCTTCCATGGCTGCCAAGGGTTCCAGAAGATACCGAGCGTTGAAGCCCACCTGGAGGGGAAGCCGGCGGTTATCGCCTTTCTCCAGCGTCAGTGGCAGGAGTTCACGCCCTTCGCCCACTTCCGGATCCTGGAAGTTGACCTCCAGCTGGTTATGGCCCAGATTGAAAACGACGCCACGAGACCGTTCCCTGGACAACAGGGAAAGGCGTCCGATGGTGTCATGAAGCGCCGGGCGATTCACCCGAAAGCGAAAAGCGAAGCTCTTCGGAATGACACGGCGATAATCCGGAAACTTTTCGTCCGGCAACTGGACGAAGAGAGACTCCTGGTCTGTCTTCAACACCAGGTTTTTCTTGCCCAGGCCCAAGCCCACCTTGTTCACTCCGGCCAGCAGACGAGAGATCTCTCCCATCCCTTTCCGGGGAACAAGGACCCTGTCTTCGAGCGCAACCGGAAGCTCCCGTTGAATGAGAGTGAGACGGTGCCCATCGGTGGACACCAGGCGGAGTTGTGAGTCGTCCACCTTTTCCCAAAGGACTCCGCACAGATTGCGTTGTGAGTCATCCGTACACACCGAAAAGATGATCTTGCCAATCATCTCCCGGAGCAGCCTGGACTTTACCTCCGCCATAGCCTGGCCACCAATCTCCGGAATGGAGGGAAAGTGGGCGGCGGGCAAGCCCAAAACCTGGTAGTGGTATTTACCCACCTGGATTTGCAGTTTTGAGTCTTCGCCGGCGGCCAGATCCAGGAAGTCGCCACTCACCTTTTTGACCAAGTTGTGGAAATAGTGAGCCGGTAGGCACAAGGCACCTGTCTCTTCCACTTGAGCCGGATAGACCCCCCGGAAACTTACCTCCAGGTCGGTAGCGGCAATGGTGACTTGGCCTTCAGCCGCCTCCAGAAGGAAATGGCTCAGAACGGGCATAGGGCCTCGGCGATACACCACTCCCAGAGTCCGGCCAACTCCTTTCAACAAGGCCTGGCGTTCGATCCGCAGTTTCATCTGTTCACCTCCGATCAGAAGCCGGACCGATGGTATTTGGCAATCTTGTTGCGAGTGCGCCGTTCGCCGTCCACCTCATAGGTGTCAATGATGACGTCCACCTGCAGCGGAGTTCCAATCCAGTCAGCGGGGTCCAGTTGCCTGGAGGGGTTAATTCCCAGGGCCCGCAAGAAGGAAACCAGTTTCCAGGCCGCCTGGGGTACCAGGACAATGTTGTCGAACACACTCCGCCCGGAGAAAATGGGGTCGTTGACCACGTCCAAGCGGAGCTCCACCATGGGATTTCCCGCTTGGGACACCTTGTGATTGACGCCGCCTACGACTACCTCGTATGTCCCCTCAGGCAAGGGTTCCCGTTGACCAGCGTCAACCGGGTCAAAATCCAACGTGATGATACTCATGGCTCAAACCTCCCGTCACTGATTTAGTTCTTTCCGCCCACTGGCGGGTATTGCCGGTTTTGCCTGGTTCGAAAACAACAACTCAAAGTCCTGGGTGATGGTCGGCGGCAACTGCTTGAAGGTGCGGCTGCCGATGGTCTGCAGCAGCGGCTGGGGATTGGTCACCCAGTGGTAAATGCCGCTGGTCACCCGGGTGACAAATACCGTGTCAAAGATGGCCAGGATCTTATTGGGCAACTGCTTGCCGTAAACCAGCGGAAGTTCCTTGAGGCGGCCGGTCAGTTCATCGCGTTCCGTCTGGAGGTGGGCACACAGGATGAAGTTCTTACTGGAGGCCGCCAGCGCCATGACTATTTCCACCACCTTGTCGATCGCCTGGCCCCAATCCTCGAACTGAGGCCGGGAGCGCTTGTTGATTTGCAGCACCGCCCCCAGCACGGCGTCGCTCAGACCAGTCAGCCCATCGACCACGAGGTTGTCCACGAAGTCGCTGACCATGGCGACGTTCATGTCGTTGATGAAACTGACGTAGATGTCGTAGTTCGACTTGCGGTTTCCCCGGTCGAGGGTCAGTGAAATCTGCCCCACCAGGGTGGTGTAGTCGATGACTACGACCGGAGCATCACTGGGCCAACTGTCCAGTTGACTGAACTCATTCGGCCCAATCAGTATGTAGGGGACCGTTAGACTGTGAAACCCGGCGGGGTCGAAGTTAGCCAGTAGGGTATTCCCCGGTAGAGTCGAGACCGACTGGGTCTTGCCGGTCTTGCTGTCTCCCAAAATCATGAGATTATTCGCCATCGTTCTGTTCCTCCTTGAGCCTGGCCTCGTTGAGGCGCTTGGTGACTTTTTTGCGACCTGGTGAACGACTGACCGGACGAACGACGCCGTTGATCCGCCCTAGGAGGTCGCCGACCGTGACTTCAAAGACCTCCACGACCGAGCCGGTCGCCGGAGTATGGCCGCACAAACAGTGACCGTCGACGGCTAGGCGGTTGTTGCTGGTCAGCACAATGCGACTCATTCGTCAGTCTCCTGTTCATAGGGAAACCACCGTTCTTCGCGGTAGTTTCGCAAAAGGTTTTCCTCAATTTCTTTTGACGGTGCCTTGCAGAGGGGGGCGTAGGGACACTCGCCGAACTGCTTGCAACCGTTGAGGGCGGCCATCGGCCACCAGTTGCTCTCAAGACAGAACAAGATGATGCCGACCCAGTGGTTGATCCAATGCTCCCACTCCTCGAAGTCCCGCGCCGTCACGTTCGAGACCCGGAGGTGAAAGGTGGAATCGGGATTCAGCTTCCTGGTCAGGACGATGCCGTCGATGCTCACATACGACGGCATTTTGCCAGACAAGGCGTGCAGGGCGTAGGCATAGCCAATGAGTTGCCAGTTCAATTTGGGGTGGGGAAGCCAGGCGATACTTCCGGTGGTCTTGAGGTCGACGACGGCCCATTTGCCGTCGATTTCCGTTACATAGTCAATCCGTCCGACGAACACCACGCTCTCGGACAGTTCCACGGCGAACCCCACCTCAGTGTGGATGTCCTTAATGGGGTGGTAGCGCTCAAGGTAGAGAGTCATCACTTCCTTGAGCGCCTGCGGCGTCCGCAACGTCTCATTCATGGAGACGTGCGAAGCAAAGAACTGTTCGTACTCGCTTATGTGCGAGGTAAAGTCCAAGTTTCCGCCAGCCAGCTGACTGCGGATGTCATGGACCTTTTTGCCGAACACAACTGCAGTACTTTCGGGTTCGTCGGGAACCAGGTGGCGAACAAAGCGCCAGTAATACTGACGGAGACACTTGTTCGCCGCTGCCAATGAGGTGTAGTCAATCGTCATTGAGTCCATTTGACCGTATCCCCCTTTCTCTTGTCCATATCTTAGCCCTTTGAACCAAGGTTGTCAAGCAAAAAATTCCTGGTCTTGTTTTTTGGGGCGGCATGCAAAAGCCAGCGTTGACTTGTCTAACCTCCGTGAGTCCTCCGTGATTTACTTCTCATCTCTCCCTGCCGAACAGACTCAGGCAATTCTTACGATGCGAATTCCTGATCGGCGGGAACGAATCTTACCAATCAACTGGGAAAGATGTGCCGCCGCAAGTGCCAGAGTCGGTACACTGGTGTAACCATGCAGTCTATTGTCTGGAATCCAAATTGCGTCCGGAGGCCCGACCTTTAGTTCGCCGCTACAGATTCCGACATTGATAGCCGCTTTTTTGGAATATGTTTTACCTATGATTTTGCCCATTACCACATTCACAAAGCGCATGATTCTGTTGGCAGTATCATGAGGAAAATAGTCGTGAAAGATTACTTTGACGTCTCTTGCGTACCTGCAGTTCATTGGAAACTCCTTGCTGTCGTTTCTCATTGGAAAGACGCCCACCGCCGGTTCCGCACGATCCGTCAGTTGCACGTGGATAAATTCGTCTGTCGGGTCTTCTTTCAGGATTCTTTCGTCAAGCACCTTGAGCGCTCGGCGAGCACATGAAGTCGGGGAAGAGACCTCCAGGTTTTCCCAGCGAAATGCCACCTTCTCTCTGAGAGAAACTGCGTCCAAATCGCTGTCAAGTGGATACTTTGCCAATTGTGGCTCCGGAACGAGCTCTCGAACCGTATCCTCAAAGTCGTCATAGACAACGACTTCCCGCAGGGATACAAGTCTGTCGACCACCGCCATAAGCACTTCTACATTTTTCGTGCTGTATGGGATAAGAAACTTGTTATTGCCGGTTGTGCCTTCGTGTCGCCATATTTCAGACACACACCTGTAGAACAATGAGTTTATGTCGTAATAGCCGCGATGAACCGCAATTTTGACACCGGTTTGTATTTTCAACTGCTCTGCTGTCTTGTTCATGCAGTGGTAAAGAATTGGAAGGTCCTTAACACAAACGTTCCGCGTACGAGTGGAGCAGTATCCTTCGTGGTCAAGTAGTTTTACGGCCGACGTGCGAACGTCGTTCAAGTCATCAAAGTCCCTGTCCATCGTCAAGGACGTTTGATCATTAAAGTTGATCTTGTGCTTGAACACTTTCATGACGCCTCCTCACTTTGCGGCTCACTTCCGACGACGGGACTCAAGCAGCTTAACAATATGGACCGCGGCCAAAGCCTGAGTCGGTAGGCTGGTGCGGCCATGCAGTCGGCTCTCCGGAAGCCAAAGGGTGTCTGCAGGCTGGTAAAGTTCAGGCCCATCGACAGGAAAACCGGTGGCTCGAAGTTGATTTGGTAACGAAATTCCTTCATGATACCTCCCTGTTTTCTAGATGTTGATAGCCAGAGCGGCCGCCATTAGGGTAAACTGTTTGGCCCAGCAACCGGCAACCACGTCTTTGGGAAACAGTATAGTATCTTCATCTTTTTTTGTCGGTAACTCCACGTCCGCCAGTACAAACCGCACCGGCGCATCCGAGCGGGGCGTCTGAATCAGTAAGAGCCGCTCGTATCGGTAGATGATACTGTTTATAACGGTATCCCACCAAGGACCTTCCACAAACTGGAAGTCCCTGCCAGCCGCCCACGTGGTCAACGAATCAAAGGCAATGGCCGTGACCGTCGTCACGTCGTCAACGCATTGCCAATTTGTAGTGAAGTCCCAAATCGTGTCGTATTTCCTGTGTCTGGGGCTGGTGCCCTGAACTCTTCTGTGGTCGTAGTATCGGTCATACAGAACCATGATCTTGTGAGGCATTTGTATGTCGACGACAATTTCCGCCTCACTCGAGAGCTTGGTGACCAAAAAGCCATCGATAACAGCTAGTTGTAGGTCAGTGCTCCAGGTCTCTTCAGGTTCGGGATGCAGTCTGACTTGGCCTCCTAGCCGTTTGACGGTTTGCTCAAAGGCCAAGCGAACAACCGGCGACCAAAGGGCACTCCACAAGTGGCCGATCCAAACCAATTCGTTGACCACTTGGGCAACTTCCTCGTTGTCAAACTCGATTCTGACACCCGGGCAACGAAGTTCCTTCATGTCCTGCCCTCATATTTTCACGGTGGTGGCCCACTGCGGACCGGGTCGGTTTGTGGTCACCACGACGACCCGAGCCCGTGGTCTTGTCCTGGGCCACGGGGTATGCCCGTCGGTGAAGACCACGACCAACCGATGACCGTCCTCGACGGCCAGTTCAATCGCCCGGTCCATCCGGGTTCCACCTCCACCGCGGAGGTTTCGAGCGATCTTGGCCGCGACGCCGACTTTGCCCTTCCACTGCAACTCCATGTCGAAAGCGTAGCACGTTACCTCAGAGCACAAGGGAATGAGGGCTTTGCACTCGGCCAAGAAGCGGCCCAGCTCATCTGAACTCACAGAGGCGCTGGTGTCGAGGATGACGGCCGCGGTCAGCCTGGGTTGGACGAAGGAGGGCAGAACGACCTCTCCTGTTTGCCGCCGGTTGCGGCGCCGGTAGCTGTAGTCCACCAGGCCCCGCTCCAAACCGGCGGCGTGGTAGAGTTGCTGCCGGAGCAGCTGGTGCCACTTGACGGTGGGCCTCAGCAGCTCCTCGGCCCACCGCCTCAAGTCGTCGGGGACGTTGCCCGCCGCCTTTCTGACGTCTTCAGCGATTTGCCGCCGAACCACTTCGGTGGCCGACTCAGAGAGGCCGTCGTCTTCGTGCTGCTCCCACGGCCGGGCAACGCCGTCGGAGCCGCTACCGCCAGCCGTCTGTTTCAACGGCACGTCAACTTGCGGTCGATTAAGCATCTCATAGTATTCCTCGGCAGTTCGGCCCTCGGGAAAGCCGAACCGCTGAGGAGTCAAGGCGCTGGGGTGGAGTTGTAGTTCGAGGTCGTCATTAATCTCGAGGTCACCGGCAACGTTCCAGACGTCCGGGTCGCGGCTGCCTCGGCGCTCATAGTGCAGGCGCAGTAGGTGATAAAGTTCGTGGCAGATAGCCGTTCCAAGCTCTTGAACCTTCAGCCCGGAGCAAAACTCAGGGTTATAGTAACAGACCCAGCGCTGGGATACCCCCAGCGTGGGGACTTCTTTCGACTCCACGTAGTGGAGCCGGAAAATTCCGGAGGCCAGGTAGGGCCGCTTGGCGATCAACCAGAGCCGGGCCTCTTCAATACCCATTTCTACTCCTCCCATAACTTTTCGATGGCCCGGGCCGCTCCGGCGGCCGTAATATCCTCGACCGTCAGGTCCTCCCTGGCGAGGAACTCATACAGTTGGTCGGCCGTCAACTGCAACAGGCTCCGCCAGACGGTCGGCCAATCGAGGCTGCGGTCCAAGGCCTCAAGCTCAGACATTACCTGAGGCCACGAATGGAAGACCACTTGGGTGAGGTTGTTCGCCTCCCGCACAACCTCGGGTTCCATGCGGCCGTGCCAGCGCATGAGCACCAGCGCGACCACCTTTCTTAAAGCGTCTCTCTGTTTCACGGTGTACCTCCCTCTTACATTATTCCAGCCGCTTTGAGGCTTGGAGCGAGCCTGTTTATGGCGGCTGGAATCGGCCACTCTTTTTGCCGAGCCTTGAGCAGGCCCTTCATAACCACGACTGCCACGTCGGGCGGGGTAGCGGCGGTTATCTCGACCGCCCTGGTCCAGGACTCCCGGGTGGGCGAGTCCTGCACGAACGCCGCAAGGGCCATCAAGGCGGCGAGCATGGCATCTGGGCGTTCGGGCAACGGATACCCATCCAGTAACTGCTGTGGTGACGGCAGGTCCAGAGCCTGCCACCACGTCAGAAACTCGCTCCCGGCTCCCGGCCCGACGGCGCCTAGGACGGCCTCCTCGACGTCGTCTTGTCTGCAGACGGTGAGAAGTCGCGACACATAATCCCAAGTCCTTGGACTTGGAAAGGTCATTTGACCGGCCTCATTCGGCAACTGGAGCAACAGTTCCGGCCGCCGATGGATAAACGCCGCCACCAGGGACCGCTGGCGCTGCCACTGGGCCTCTTCGAGGCCCGGCACGGCTGGAGGGTTGCTCCAGTAGCCCGGGAACTCGGACACCCACTGAGCAGGCGAGGGCTTGAACTGAAGATGAACGAACCGGTTGGCGAGTGGGGGAGACAGCTCCCACCCACCGGCGGCCAATTCGGGTGGATTAGCCGCGGCGATGATGCGCACCGTATCGGGCAACTTGACGTCTCCGACCTGTCGCTCGAGGACGACACGGAGGAGGGCGGCCTGAACGGCGGGTGGCGCCGTGTTAATCTCATCGAGAAACAAAATGCCGCCCTCGCTGAGCTCAGCGACCCATGAGGGCGGCAGGAACTTCATCTTGTCCTTCGCCGGCACCGGGTAACCGGCGAAGTCGGCCGGTTCGTATAACGAAGCCACGAGCCCGACCACCTTCATCTTGTGCTGACGACCCAGCGCATAGACGTGAGCCGTCTTGCCGACGCCCGGCGGTCCCCAGAGGAGCGCCGGGACGCCGGACCTAAGAACCTTTTCAAGCGGCTCTTTTCTTGTGCTCATTCGTCTCTTTCTCCTCAGAACAAAAAGGGGGAACATGTTCGTGAGGTCCTTCCGAGGTGATATCTCAGGATGTAATTGACATCCTGAGTGTTGCTGACCAGAAGCA